CACGTCTCTCGACATGAGCCATAGGTTTGACTGACATGTCAAAAACACCAAATCTGTTCTTTGGGATGTAAGCATTCATCACGACATTTAATCCGTAAAGTTGTCCTACAACACCCGTTCTTGATGTTTGATTAACATAATCTAATCCACCCTTAGACGTTGCAGCTGCGACATTGGTCGTTGCTGCTGTGAATGGGGTAGTAAAGTCTGCCAAATTCAATAGAGTCTTATAGTGCATTGGGGAAATCATGATTGTATCTGCATTCAATCCTTTTGCGCCAATAAGTTCCATTGCTGCTGTTATGTCGTTCAGTGCTATGTCTCCAGTTGCATCTGAAACCGCATCTTGTGCTACAAAGTAATGAGAACCGGTTGTTGCTGGTCCTAATCCAGCAAGGTCGTCCTTGCTGTAGATTCCGTATTCTGCAATACGTACATCGTTTGCTGTATCAAGAGTGTTTCCGCCACCGTCGTCCAATGTTCCAAAGAAACCACCGTGTGGGTTGCTTGAGAAAGTTGTGACTGTTGCTTCTGATGTTCCTGCTACTATATTGATAGTACCAAAATTTGTATCTTCTATACCAAACAATGCTTTTATTGCGTGTTCCGTAACATGTCTGTCAACTGCTCTGCGAGCCTCATTAAGAGCAAGTTCCATTTCTGAAAATCTTGAGTCTTCTAACATTCTGCGGGTTACTCCGACTGCAATTCCCCATTCCTTCACATTGATACGCTCTGAGCGTAGGTCAGTGTGCTGGTATGCTGGAGTTGCGCCTTCTTCTAATTCTTCTAGTTTCATACTAGGTTTTGAAAAACTTATGTCTATATCTCCGCCTGTTTCAGTTGTGAAGCGTTCTGCGAACATGCTAATTACGGGCATATCAGTGACTCTGTAGTCACCTAGTGCGTCTTTGTAATCAACTAGTACACGGTTTGCTACACCTGAAAGGGCTGAAGTTGCTAGACCTTCTTGTGCTGTTACCATATTTTATATCTCCTTAAACCACCAATACCTTGGTTAGTTCTCCGACTGCTGTCGTGGTCTCCAAAGCGATTGCCATGAAAACTGGTGTATCGTCTCCGGAACTTCCTCCGCCAGTACTGTCGTTAAGAGCTCCATCGGTTGCTGAGAGGGTCAAAGATTGCCCTGCTGTAACAGCAAGTGTGATTGCGTTTATCATTATTCCGCTGCCGGTTATTACGGAGACAAGTTTGTCTACGTCTGCGTCGACCAATGCAAAACCCGCTGTGGGTAATGATTCGTCGGTAGCTAAAGCTGCTTTACCATTGGAGTCTATTTTTAAACATTCTCCTGCTGATATTGCTGCTGCGGCTGTGAAATTCATAATACGCGCCGGTGCTCCACCGTCATTTATCAAAACTGTTTTTGTTTCTGCCATATTTATTCTTCCTTATTTTCTTCTTCTAACCCATTGAATACTATTTGACCATCTTTCATAGCGAACATTCGCTTTGTTTCTGGTACTTCTTCAATTGGTTTTGATTCTGCATCTTGGGCTTTACCCTTTCCGAAAGTTCTTTCTGTCTCTTCTGGGACAGTCATCCCTTCCATTGCTATGCTAAATCCTTCTAGCTTAATCTCATCCCATGCGTTGAGTTCCTTTGTACGCTCTTCGCGGGTCTCGTCATTCACCTTGCCGAGGAGGGCTTCCTTGTTGATTATTGCGTCAACGAATCCAGAAACGCGTGCTTTTGCAAGCTCCACTTTTCTAGCTTCTTCAGCTTCCTCAAACTTGGCGATGGTGGCGAGAGCCTCTTCATGCGTTGAAGTTAACTCTGCGTGGACAGATTGCATCTCTTCGAGCTTACTCTTCATAGATGCGAATTCACGCTCTACGATAGGATTGCTCTCTTTTGTTTTTACTATTTCTTCTGTCATAGTTTCCTCGCTAGTTGTCCCGTTGTCACAGGTACAAGCTTCCTTATGGTCGCCTTCGCAACCACAAGCTTTTTTCGTTTCGTGGCTTTCACATTTCTTTTCGATTGTACATGCATCACATACGGGGGTTCGAGTGTCATTATCAATGAAACTCACCTCGACAGGACGAATGTCTGTTGCAAAAGGCTCACCTAAGACGTCAACATCTTTGGAAAGCCAATCAATACTGACATGAGTCATATCGCCATTCTCTATCTTTTCCAACACTTCATTTGCTTTTACTGCATCCTTGTGGATGCGTGCCATAAGCTTCACAGCCTGTAAACCATCTTCTAATTCTACGTATTCTGGGTTGATAGCCATGCCCAACAAATCGTCGGGTGTACGTTGATGGTTAAAGTAAACCGGAAGCTCATTGAAAGCTTCTATATTATCCTTTAATATAGTGGGTTCTATATAAACCTTTTGGTCACCTTCTACATCATGGGGGCCTGATGTTATAGCAATGACCGGAAATTCATGATAATCGTCAACAAGAACTGCTTCTCCAAACATCTCCATTGCAAATGTACGTCTAGTGCCATCTTGGCTATTTTCGTTACTTGCAAATTTTCTGCCAGCTTCGTCTTCTGGCATTGTGTCTATTCGCATTCTACATAAATTAGATGCGAGTTCTTTATAGTTCTTGTGGCCACGCTTTTTTAATCGTGGCGCTGTTTCTAGTAAACAATGCTCATACGCATAATCTTTACTCATCTTTACTTCTATCCCCCGTTGCGTTTGCTGATGGTTTATTACCAGCTCTGTTTTCTGTCCTTGCGGACTCTTCTTTCTTATCTTGGTTTTTTCCACCAGAGACATTTACATTCTCTTCTGTGTCCTGTATCTCTGTCACGCCGTCTGGATTCAGTCCTCTTTCCATCCTTACTTCACCGGGCGAAAGAACTCCCTCAGAAAGGTATACCATATCAGTCTTTGCTTTGACAAATGCATCGTCTACGTTGATTTGCCTGAACTTGAATCTAGCTTCACCACTGTGTAATTGTGGCATTAACTGTGAATTGAGGGCTGCCTCAATTGCTGACTGTAAATGTTTAACATAAGGTTCAAATATAGGTCTTGCCTGTTCAGGCTTTTCCCACATCGTTATTGGCACTTTCAATGCTATATGTATCTTCTTAAGAATATCGTCTGTATACTTACCATATTCAAACGCGCGTTGCGTGCCTTGCATCTCTTTAACTACTATATCATTACCATGAATGATATCTTCGCCGGGTTCTAGTGCATTGAAGGCGTCCACCACTTCATTAATCTTGTCAGCATTATAAGGCATATCGGGAAGTCCGCAGCTAATATCAAAGCGACTATTAGCGTATTTATTGAGAGCAGCTCCGATATCCCGTTCTGCATAATCTTTAAGGTCAACCAAATAAAGAATTGGATGGATGTCAGATAAACCATAAGCATAATCATCGAATGGGTTATTTTTAAATTCGATAATCTCATCTTCTTCAAACCTCACTGAATCTTGGTCGTTTCCCAAATCTTGGTAATAATACATTATTTGACCGTTCTCGCTTCTTTGGACATTCATGTTGATAGAAGACCTTAAGACTAAATTGTCCCCAGTCCACTCAAGATAAGATGTGCCAAAAATGCGACCATTTCTCAACCAGCCATATAATAACTGGTCAATGTTAACTTCATCAAATAACTTAGTGATAGCTAAACGCTCTTCGTCATCATCAGTTACTATATCGTAACCGTCCTTGGCCGCGTATAAACACGGGAGGTCAATAAGCGTTCTAACAATAGGGTCGGCTAGGTACACATTCATGTACGTTCTTGCGTCTCCTATTTGCTTTTCGTATGCAGAACCGAACAGCCCTGAGTTTTTTTGGAGTTGGATGCGTTTAATGACACCCGCTCCGTAGTCTCGGGGTTCGTTTGCTGTAAATGGCGGGTTTGACCCCACCGACGCAAATTTACGCCTATTCCAAGGCAAATAATCACGAAGGGCCATAGCTATCAATTCATATTATATAAACAGAGTATATAAAGCTTTCGCTCATAACCCACCGGGTATACGTTTATTCAGGGTATTTCTGCTTTTTCCAGTCCTGAATATAGAAGGCATATCGGTATTTTGGGAGTGTCTAGGAGTAGCACGACTTATATTAGTGCTTGCAAAAGTAGCACTAGCTGGCATCATATCTTGAGTGGACTGGAGACAATTTAGTTTTAAGGTCTTCTATAAATATGAATGTTCAAAGAAGCGACA